TTCTTGTAGGGTCTCCACGATACTTTTTATAATTCTTTGGTTTAAACTTTCCACTGTATGACATAAATAACTATATTAAAGATTAACTTATAAGGTTATTTATATGGCAAAAATTGATAAACTTCTAGACAAATTCAATAAAGTAAAATCCGCAATCAATAGTTTTAAAGGCATTCAAGCTAAAATTAATGCTATAAATTACACTTCTGCAATCGATGAACTTGATGAGAAATCTACAGCGGCTAAAGAATTACTAGAAGCAAGAAGAAGCAGTCTTGCCTCGGAACTTGGTTCTGGAGCTATAGGAGCTTCTTATTCTAAAGCAGTTCCAGAAGTAGAAGGAACTAATTTAGTTTATCCTGAATATGACCATTTAGAGAATTATATAATGTTTGAATCTAGACCTAGACTTTGGGCAAACAAAAACACTCCTAAAGACCATCCAGTATATACACGAAGGTCATGCGCTCTTTATATACCAGATGCATTAATATCACAAGCCGCAGTGACATATCAAGCAGACACTATTGATGGTTTATCAAGAGCATTAGATGAAGTTATTTCAGCAATAGGTAAAGATGATTTCTTTAATGTAGCTGGAGACAATCTTAATAAAATTACAACCAAAATGATAAGAAAGACACAATCAAAATTAACAGGTGGTCTTTCAAACTTAAAATATGGTTATGCTGTTAACCCATTACAAGAACAAATACTTAATGGTGTTCCTTTTAGGTCGTGGGACTTTACATTTGATTTTTGGCCCAAATCAAGAAGAGAGGCAAACAATGTAAATGAAATTATATATTTGTTTAGGTCTTCAATGTTACCAGATGCCTATTCAGATTTAATAAATTTTAAGGCTTTAGTTGGTACAGAACAAGGCGCACTTATAGAACAACAAATGAAAGAAGATAATATAAATGCAAGTTGGTTTAATTATCCAAATGTTTTTGATATATCATTTGTAGGACCTTTAGGCAATAAGATTGATGGTTTCTTACCTGCTGTTTGTGCCAGCGCACAAGTAGATTATACAGGTGGACAAAAATTTGCTACATTCGATGATGGACAACCAGTTAAAATACAATTAACACTTAACTTCTTAGAGATTAAGACTATGACACTTGGTAACTACGAGAGATATGTTAGTCCTCTTGGTGACGGAAGACTTGAAGGTGATGCAGGTGGCATCTTGGATAAAACATCCAAGACAGGTAAAACTGAGGCTGAAAGAACAGGCGATTAAATAGAGTAAAATTATGGCAGATAAATTTTTTAAAAACTTTCCAGAAATACAGTATCGTCTTAATGACGGACAGGTAATTTACATAAAAGACTTTTTTCGTAAGTCTAAATTTGAACAAGAAAATTTACATAGGGTTCTTAATTACACTTACTATGAATTAGATGATGGTGATGCTAGACCAGATATTCTTGCAACCAAACTGTATGGAAATTCTGATTTACATTGGACATTCTTTTTGGTAAATGAAATAGAAAATTATTATGACTGGTATAAAGATTTTGAAACATTTGAAAATTATATCAATAAGAAATATCCAGGACAATATGCTGTAGGAAGTGCATCAACAAATATAGTATCTGCTAAATCAAATAGTGCTGATAAAACAAATAAATTTTTACTTGGAGAAAAAGTCACAAGTGTTTCATCAGAAGGTAGAGTTATTTTAGTAGAACCAGATAAAAACAGAATTGCAATTGAAGGTGGCGAGTTTGTTGATAATGAAGCGATAACAGGTAAAATTTCTACTAAATCTTTTACACCGACATCTGTTATAAATCAAAGAGATGGTGTTGCATATTATAAAAAGGACAATTTAAGAAACAATACAGAAGTTTCAGGTTATACTGCTGTGACATATTATGATGAAGAGTGGATGAATAATGAAGCGAAAAGAAACATCAAAATTATTTCACCAGGTGTAATTAATTCTGTTGTTAAAAGTTTTGAAAAAGTAATGTTATCATGACAGAAAATGAAAATACGACTGTAGAAAAAGAAACAGGCGCTGATAAATCTCCAATTGAATTATTATCCCCTAAAACACAACAAGGTCAACTTGCAGTTAAAGAATGTACCTTAGCGGGTAATGATGCGAATGTTAGACCAATCAATATAACAGGATTAGTTTCAAACATAACTATGTTTGAAGACATCACCAAGCCCTTTTTAACTGGTCGTTTATCTATCATGGATGGTATAGACCTAGTAAAGAATTTTAAATTAAAAGGACAAGAATCATTAACTTTATCAATTTGTCAGATAGAACAAACTGGTGAAGGAGAACCTGTTGAATGTGAACCAGAAAATGCTATAAACAAAGTTTTTAGAGTTTATGGTATCAGCGAATTCAAAAAAGATTATAACGAGAATTATTCGACTTATATTCTACATTTTACTGACCCAAAATATTTTACATGCGAAAGAACAAGATTGAACCAAGTTTATCGTAATTCATATTCTAATATGTTATTAGAAGTATTGAGAGATGAATGTGGTTTTAAATATACAGAAGACTTTGAAGGAGAAGGAATAGATTTTTGGGACGATTCATCTCCACAATCAATGCAGGTTGTTGCGCCGAATTGGAATGTAAATAGATTCATAAAATTTATTACTGAAAATGCAGATATGAAAGAGAATAAAACATGGAAAAATAGTATGTTCTTTTATCAAACTGCGAATGGTGGATTTAGATTTTCATCATTTCAAAGTATGTTAAAGAGAGAATTTCCTTTACCATTTACTTATCACGGCAGAAACGCTACAGCTGTTAATGATTTGAATGACCCAGAAAAAGGAGTAAATACTCAAATAATGTCAATTGAATTTCCTCAAAGATTTAATACTGTTAAAGGAGTTAAGCAAGGTGCATACGCTTCAAAGATGATTGCTTATGACCCTGTTAGAAAAGTGCATGAAGAAACTGTTTATGATATGAAAAAGTTATATGATAAAACAGATACAACTTCTCATGTATCAGGACATCCAATGATAATATTGGGTGAAGAGGAAATAACATATAGAAGTTTTAAAACTGTTGAAACTTCGGATACAACTAAAGAAGAATGGTGGGTAGATTCTACACCAAATGAAGCATATGATTCAAAAGTCGTTTATAAAACAAATATGACCAATTCATTTTCAGATGAAGCAAAACTTATAGATGCATCAGGCAATATAGAAGTGACACAACCTAGAGGAGTTGAATATAGAGATTCGTCAACTCTAGAAAGACAAGCGTTGTTATCTGTATTTGAACAGAATACTATTAAAGCAACTATACCGTTTAGAAGTGATATATCTGTTGGAACAGTTGTAAAATTTAATATACCAACTTCTGAATTAAGAGGTGGTGGCGTAGATAAAGTTGAGTTTGAAGATGCTAAAAAACCAAATAAATTACAAGATGATAGGTATCTTATAACTAGAATTGCTTATACTATATCCCCCATTGATGCTAGAGGTGCATTAACATTGTTTTGTGTTAAAGAAAGTTTTGGCACAGATATAAAAGAATATAAACCGTTAGGAGATTCATACGGACAGGACCAGGTCCAGATACACATTGATAGATGGGTTCAAGAAATGAATGAGGAAGAAGACGCAAGGAATGAATAATATGAATTATTGTTATGGTATAGTAGAAGATAGAAACGACCCATTAAAGATTGGTCGTGTTAGAGTTCGTGTTCACGGTTATCACACTTATAGAAAAGATAAACTCGCTACTCCAGATTTACCTTGGTCCCATGTAATTATGCCTGCGACAACAGCAGGTCTTGGTGGATTTGGTTTACAACATTCTCTAGTAGAAGGAACTACAGTATTTGGTTTCTTTAGAGATGACGATATGCAAGACTTTGTTGTTATGGGTGTTCAACAAGGTATAGTTCAAGATGGTTTTATGGAAACTGTTTCTGATGAACTTCTAGGAAGAGAAATGGATAAAGGATTTGCTGACCCTAGAAGAGGAACACCAGAGAAATATGAGGGTTCATTGGATGGCAGTGATAGAAAATCTGCTAGTTCTTCTGCTGGTAATACTCTTACTGCATCATTACAAACAGCGCCTGTATTACCAAAATCAGTTGAATTCAAAGAGAATGGCCGACCAGAATTATCCGAATTTACAGTAGGAGAACAAGAACAAGATTTACCATATTATCCTCTCAAATCATCATATAACGCAACAGACATAACGACATTATCTACTGGTGATGGCGATTATTCATCAAGAGATTTCTCAATGTTGACTTTCTTTAAAGAACAAGAAAGAAAGATTAAGAAATGGAAAAACAAAGAAGATGAACCTGAACCTAAAACTACTGATGAACTTTTAAAACAGATAGAAAATTATGGAAGTGGAGACTCCGGATTCGTAGAAGAAACTGTCACAGGAATTAAATCTCTCGCATCTCCTTTATATCCATATAACAAAGCAATATATACAGAATCAGGTCATTCATTAGAGTTAGATGATACTAGACACAATGAAAGAATTTCAATAGAACATAGAACAGGAACATTCTATGAAATAGACCACGAAGGAAATGAAATGCATAGAGTTGTCAACAATAACTATACGCTTATTTGTAAAGACAACGAAATATATGTGGGTGGTAAAGTTAATATCAAAGTTCTAGGTGATGCAAAGATTAATGTGCCGAAAGGTGATATTGAGATTAAAGGTGGCAAAGATGGTTTAATAGATGTTACCGGTAAACTAGAAATTAAAGCAGGCGATAATATAACTCTTACATCACCAACAGATGTGGTAGTTCAATCACAAAAATTTAGACCTAATAGTTAATAATTATGACAACTCCCGAAACAGCGGTTGAACCTTTAGACAAAGAAATATCAGACAATTGCCCTTGTCCTGAGGGAGATATTTTTTCTTTACCAACAAAAGCGGAAATCATAAATGCGTTCACTGAAATATTTGCTATTCCTGGTGAACTATTTGCAAAACTTCGAGAAATAGAAACCGAGAGAAGAAAAAGAATTCGTGAACTAGAAGAACAATTAGAAAATCCTGATTTAACATTAGAAGAAAGAGAAGAGATTCAAAAACAAATAGAAGAAGAAGAAGAGTATATTAAAACACAAATAAAAGGCAAATTACAAAAAGAAGTTGAAGAAGTCCAAGAAACAATAGATGAATTTGTAGAAAGTCTTAGTGATATATTGTCTCCATTTTGGGATAAAGAGGGACAAAATCGTGATTGGCAAAAAGAAGCTAAAGATGCCTTTACAGAACTACTACAAGAATTTCATACTTATGTTCCAGCAAAGATTGCAGAGTTTATTTCTAAATTGGTTCCATTTAATTTTAAAATAAACCTTTTGGGTCTTGAAATTGATATTTTAAAACTAGTAACCAATCCTAGTTATGGAAAAGAACTGAAAGAACAGATTGCAGGTAAGAATTTTGTCACTCAAATAGTTTCTAAACAAAAACGATTAGCAGAGTTAAAGAAGGAAATAAAAGAAGGCGACTTTTCGGAAGAAGAACTTGCCGTTAAACAAGAAGAGATTGTTAAATTAGAAGAAGAGATACAAGATTTATACGATAAAAAATCAGAATGGGTTGATGGATTCTTTAAACTGATTCCAGAAGAATTTAGACAATTTGATGGTGAGTTTGGAGTTTTAGATGATGAGGCGAAAGCGAAATTAACTTGGAAATACATCAAGACTGAAATCAAAGAGTGGATTCAAAACGCACATGTAAAAGCATTTCAAAAATTAATAGGCATTTTTGATAAAATTTGGGACTTATTGGGTTTACCAAATCTTCCTTTTTCAGAATTAATTGATATTATGAATATGGATATAGGCGCATTGATAGAAGCTAAAGTTAGTGCGATAAAAGAGAGTTGGGAAAAATCCAAACTTGGTCAACTACAAGACATAAATCAATTGAAAAGAGAAATTAAAGAGATTCAAGAAAAAATGGATGCTGATGACATCAGTATGGATGAACACATTGCATTAACAGAAGAACTAGAGAAGAAACAAAAAGAATTAGATGAAGCAAGAACAAAGTTTACTAAAGAACTTAATGAATTTCATCAATCTATTTTAGATTCTATTTCTGAAATTCAAATCTTTGGTTTTGACATTCTAAAAATTATAGGTGGTAAAATAGAATCAACTACTGAATCAATAGAAGAAAAAATTGCTGAGATTGCAATAGAGTTGGAAGACTTTAAAATGAATTGGCATAAAAAGATTCTTTTTGGTTGGGTTAAAATAGTGAAGAAGTTCTTTAGTGCAATAGGATTAGGAAAGATATTTGATGTATTGTTCTTAACATGGTGTGATTTCTTAAAACTAATTGGTATGCCAACAAATATAGGTCTTGCAGGACTATCAATTGCAGGTATTGCTACTGTAGTGTCAAAGAAAAAAGACGATGACCCAAGACAACCTCCAGACAAAGGAAGTGATGAGGGTGTAGCATATGCAGATGCAGATGGTGATAGAACAGAATATTCAGTTAGTAGTGGAACAGGAACAGTCTATGCATTTGTAGATGGAGTTGAATATGAACACGGAAGTGGAGTGACAATCTCTGGTAATACGGTAACATTTGATACTGCACCAGCAATTGGGGCCGGAGTTTCAGTAATTAAGATTTAATAAAGTTAAAGGAGAAGTATAAATAGTCCTATGGCAACAAGAGATTACATAAAACCAAATTCTTCAAAAGTAGCTGTAAAGAATGAGTTTACAGATTTAGATGTAATGTTTACAGCACATCCAATCTCGGGTGATATAACAACAAAAAAGGATTCAGATGCCGTTATGAGGTCCGTGAGAAATATTCTATTAACGAATAATTATGAAAGACCTTTTAAACCAAACTTTGGAGCTAATTTAAGGTCACAACTTTTTGACTTACAAGGCCTTGGTGCTAAAAAAAGATTAAAAAGAAAAATAGTGGTCGCTTTAAGAGCATTAGAACCAAGAATAACAAATATTAGAGTTCAGTTTGGTAAAGTTGGAGATAACTCAATAGATATTGGAATTTTTTATACAATTATAAAAAGTGGAAGAAATCAAGAACAAGTAGTAAAAGTAAGTAGGGTACGATAATGGCAACAAAAAGTTCAAACATAATTGCAACAGATTTAGATTTTGATACAATCGCAAGTAATATAAAAACATATCTTAAAGGTCAGGAGAAATTCAAAGATTATAATTTTGAGGGTTCTAATCTTAATGTTCTGATAGATATGTTAGCATATGCACAGCATGTTGGTGGTATTAACACTAACATTGCTGCTTCAGAATTATTTTTAGATTCAGCACAGATAAGAAAGAATGTAGTTTCTCGTGCAAAAGATTTAGGGTTCGTTCCTGCATCGGAAAAAGCATCTGCCGCTCAAATAGAAGGTAAGATGACAAATATAAGAAATGTGGATGGTACAATACCTACTGCAAATGATATGACTATGCCAAGAGGTCATAATTTTTCAACTATCTATGATGGTGTATCTTATAATTTTGTTAATACATCATCAGTTGTCCCTACAAGAGATGGTTTAAACTTTTCTTATCCTACAGTTAACCTTGTTCAAGGACAATACATAACAGATACATTCGTATTTGATAGTCAAATTAAAAATTCAAAATTTGTATTATCAAATGCAAGAGTTGATAGGTCTAAATTAGAAGTATCAGTAAACTCAAATGGAACAATCAATAAGTATTCACTATCAACAGATGTATCAACGATAACTAGTTCAACAAAAGTTTTTTATGCACAAGAAAATGAAGAGGGATTTATTGAAATATATTTTGGTGACGATGTTTTAGGTTTAGGTCTAAAAGATGGAGATGTAATCAAAGCAACATATATCGCAGTAGATGAAGTTCATGCCGATGGTGCTAAACATTTCACCATGTCAGATTCGATTAATGGATTCACAAATGTAACCATAACAACTTTATCTAATTCATCTGGTGGTGCAGAGAAAGAATCTATAGAGTCAATCAAATTTAAAGCAACAAAGTTCTATACATCACAAAACAGATTAGTCACATTGAATGACTACAAAGCAAAAGTAAGTGAATACTATCCAAACGCAGATGCAGTTGCAGTATGGGGTGGTGAAGACAACGACCCACCACAATATGGTAAAGTATTCATATCTCTTA